AAGAATTGCCTTATAAGATGTATGAAACGAAGATAAATAAGTTACAAAGTAAAACAACAGGCACATTAATTATTAAAGAATATCCTACTGCTACTGCTCACACAGGTCATTTTAAAAACTTGCTTAGTGAATTAGCATTAAAGAAATCTTTTAAACCTGATATTGTATTTGTTGACTATTTAAATATCTGTACTTCATCTAGATTTAAGTCTGGTGCAAATGTGAATAGTTATACAATGATTAAAGCAATCGCTGAAGAATTAAGAGGTCTTGCTGTTGAACATGATATTCCTATCTTCTCTGCTACTCAAACGACAAGAGCTGGTTTTGTAAGTAGTGATGTAGGTCTAGAAGATACCTCAGAAAGTTTTGGTCTTCCTGCAACAGCAGACTTTATGTTTGCTTTAATTAGTAGTGAAGAACTAGAAGAAAAGAACCAGATAATGGTCAAACAATTAAAGAATAGATATAACGACCCAACGGTAAATAGAAAGTTTATACTTGGTGTCGATAGGTCTAAAATGCGTTTCTATGATGTAGAACAAAACGCACAAACCGATTTAGTTGATAGTGGGCAAAAGACCTCATCATCTAATGATAAATTTAAAAAACTGGGACAATTCTCAGATTTTAAAATGTAACCAAAAGGAGAAAACAAATGGCTATAAAACTAAATGATAAATGGTATGATGAATCTAAATTCAGTACTGAAATGAGGAATGCTATCATACAGGTAAGTAATTATCAAAAGCAAGTTAATAATCTAAATGCAGATATACAAAATGCTAGAATTATCGTTGCTCATCACGCAAAGTATATTCAAGACAATGTACCAGCTTCTGCTGAGGTTGAAGGGCCTAAAGCTGAACCTAAAGTTGAAGCAGAAGATGATTATGGTAATGTTACAAAAGAGTAAGTTAAACACCTAACACTAGGAAAAATATAATGGATGATATGAATAAACAAAGTAAAAGATTTTATGAAATTTTAGATGTAATAAAAGAATTACATGATAAAAAAAGGCATGATTATGGTGCAAATGAAGATATCTTTGCTAACTTTCGATTATCAGAATTATCGGGTATTTCTGCTTGGAAAGGTTCTGTTGTTCGTATGGGTGATAAGTATGCTCGTATAAGTAATTTCATCAAGAAAGGTGAATTTAAATTTAAAGAAGAAGGTATTAAAGATACCTTAATGGACATGGCAATTTATAGTTTAATTACCATGATACTATTTGAAGAAGAAGAACAGGAGACAAAACATGACAAAAGTAGTTGATATGAGAAGTGTGGTTGAAGGCGATAACACTTCTCTAGAAGAATCAGGTATCGAAGTAACCGAAAATAAATTTGATATTGAATCAATAGGTGACCCAGAGCAACCTAGTAAGTTTGAGATTACAGATACTAAAACTGGTAAAGTTTTTACAGTAAGTGCTGATGCTTTAACAGGTGGCGACTATCATCAAGTCATACGACATACAGATGATACAATGCCCGAAAAAGATATCAAAAGATATTATGAAAATGCTATAGAAAAATTTAAGACAGGTAAACATAGATTGAAAGAATGGAATCAAGTTGACTTAGATGAAGATTGGGTTAAAGACCTTTGGGAACAAGTAAACCCTGGTATTGACCTTGTTGATTCTTATATTGATGTATATAATGAAAGCACTAATGAAGTTAATCCTACTGCTAAAGTAGGTAACACATATACTGTTATTGTAAACTTAACACCAAACATGCAACCAGAAGATGGTGGTACACTAGATTTATGGACACCTAATTTTACAGATGATATGAAAGCAATAGCAATTAATACGCCCTATGGAATTAATGGCGACCCAATTGTAAACATTGTAAAATCATATTGGCCAAGACAAGGTCGTGTCATAGTCTTTGACTCAAGAATACCTTATACTTTAAGGCCTGTTGATACTGATAAGTTCAATGTATCAGTAGTATTTAAAGGCAAAGCATTTCCTAATTAAAGCTTGACAAATCGGCTCTGCTAGTATATAAATAATAGCATGGCAGATAAAACAGCACTCTTTGAAAGTTCACAAGCACTATTCTGTGCTGTTGCAGACTATTTAGGTAAACAAAAAACTAATCAAGTATTTGATATAAAAAAAGTACCTGACTATGCCTCATTTAGAAAAGCAGTAAGTCCTAGTATAGTAGTCGAATCCAATAAAAGATTAAAAACACCCGGCGTAAGTTTACAAGCTATAGAAACATTTTTAACAGGCGACTTATCATGGTACATATCCTCATTAGCGATTGCAAAAAAACTTATTAATGATATAGAATCTATTGACCCTGATTTAAGAATATCAGCAAAAGGTTTTCAAAAATTATTTTATTTTCGTGGCGACGCTGATGTTATGGGTAATCTTGAGCAACTATTCAAGATTGCAAATAAATCAGGATATAGAACTCAAGCCAAATTTGGTAATGTAAATAAGTGGTCGCCAGCTGACATATATCTAGCAAGTGATAAAGCAAAACTAACAATCACAAAAGAACTACGAACAGCAAAACCTAAAATTTATACCTTTCAAGAATTAAATGTATTAGTTAGTGACCTAATTGATAGTGGTGATTTATTACCATTATCATTAAAGAAAGTTACAAAAACAGATGTCAGATTACAAAAAGTTAATTTCAATAGAAAAGATGAAATAAAAGTTATCAAGAATGTTGCAATCAAAGGTGTAACTGATTGGAGGCCATACAAAAAAGTTGCATTTGGTCAAAAAGCAGAAACTAGAGATATGAGAATATTATTGAAAAGTGGTGGTGAGATAAAATTAAGACATGACCCTTCAGCAAAAAGATTTGTTGCAGAAGCAATATTTGATAAAGCAGAAGCAAGAGGCGGTTCTATAGGTTCAATTAAAGTATTTTGTGAGATATTAGGGTTTATTGACCCTAAACTTGCGTCTGATACTTTAAAAAATTACATAGCAGGAGAACAAGAATACCTTAAAGCTCTTGCAAATATAGAATATCTAAGAAAAGATAAGAAATTATTTGATTTTGAAAGAGGTGCTATTAGTGCTATTTACATTATTAATAGAATTATGCCTGATATTAAGAAGTTTTTTCAAGAAAATAAACAAGACAAAGCTAATCAATTTTTAAGACTAGCATATGAGTATATAACATCAAGAACACCATTATCTGGTCAATTTGTTATTGCCAAGTAATACTTAATTCTTATAAATAGTTGTGTAATAATATATACTAATGGAGAAAGTGCGTAATGCAGAAATTTCAAGATTATCTTGTAGAAGATAAGAATACACATCTTGAACATTTGGAAGACGAAATAATTAATAATGGAAGTAAAGGTGCTAAAACAGCAATTGAATTTCTAAAGTCTATCAAACAGATGTTACAGGGAGGGTCAGGCGGATCCACAGTTTCAGTAAAATGGGACGGTGCACCTGCGGTTTTCTGTGGTATCAATCCAGAAAATAAAAAGTTCTTTGTTGGCACTAAATCTATCTTTAATGTTACCCCAAAAATAAACTATACAAATGCTGATATTAGCAGAAACCATGGCGGTGCTTTAGCTGACAAATTAAAGATTTGTTTAAAGCTTTTACCATCTCTAGGTATATCAGGAATCTTACAAGGCGATTTACTGTTTACAAGTGGCGATAAAAAAACTGCTACAGTCGCAGGTCAAAAGTCAATCGTATTTACTCCTAACACTATTACATATGCTGTACCTATTGTTAAAACAGGATTGTTTGGCAGTTCTTTATATAACAATATTAACAAAGCACAACTCGGTATTATATTTCATACATCATATTCAGGTAATACAATGAAGTCTATAAAAGCAACTTTTGGTGCTAGCACTAGAAGTTTAAAAAAGAATAAAAATGTATTCTTTGATGACGCTACATATAAACAATCAGAGGATCCTGGTTTCAATTCTGCTGAAGAAAAAGCATTTGATAATATTATTAGAATGGCAGAAGGGTCTGCTTATAAAGCAGGTGCATTTATTGATAAATTAAAAAAAGACACTGGTCCTTTATCTCTTGGTATTCAACTTAAAACATTTTTTAATACTTACATAAGACAAGGTACACCAATTACAAATACATCAAAGTTAGCAAATAATTTTGAAGTATATTTTAAAGACAGAATACAAAAAGAAATTGCAAGTAAAAAAACTGATAAGTCAAAACAAAAGTATGAAGAAATACTTGAAGCAGGAATGAAAATATTAAGACCAAATAGAGAGGGTTTATATTTTGCGATTGCAACTTACATAACATTTCAATCAGCGAAGGCTGTATTGTTAAAAAAATTAAATACGATACAAAGTATCGGTTCATTTTTAAGAACAAAGAATGGATACAAAGTTACAAATCCAGAAGGATATGTGGCAATACAAAAAGGGCGTGCTGTTAAGTTGGTTGATAGATTAGAATTTAGTCAGGCAAACTTTAACATGGCCAAAGATTGGGTAAAAGGATAATGAAATCACTAAAACAATTTTTAGAAGCGATTGAGATTGATATGCCTATGACTCGTATCATAATGATTGGTGGACCTGGTTCTGGTAAATCAACTTATTCAGAGTTCTTAAATAAACATTTTAAAATACCTCATATCTACATGGGTGATATGATGAGAGAATTACAAAAGACAAATCCAGAAGTTGCAAAGATAATGGACTCTGGTGATTTAGTTCCTTTAAGATATGTGATGAAGGCATTACAAGATAGACTAGAGAAACCTGATACAAAAACAGGTTATATACTTGATGGTTTTCCTAGAAACATGGAACAGTTAAACAAGATGAAAGAACAAGATATTAAATATGATTATGTTGTCTTTCTAGATGTATCAGAAAAAGAAGTGATTAGAAGATTATCTGCTCGTGGTAGAAAAGATGACAAACCAGAGATTATTAAGAACAGAATAGGTGTGTATGAAAAAGAAACTGGTCCAGTTCTAAGACAATTAGAAAAAGATAGTTCAAATGATATTAATAAAACATTCTTAAAGATAAAGGCAGAAGGTCCTGAACCAAAAGATATTGCAAATAAAATTATTAAGGATATAGAAAATGAAAAGCTTTAAACTATTTAAAGAATCAATCATTGATATACCTAGACGCACATTTGCTCCTGCTGTATTTGATGATGAAGATACAAATAATCCTAAAATTAAAGATAGTGTACTAAGATTAATCACGGAACAATTCAAAGAGTTTGAATCAGAATATCCTATATTAAAATATAGTTTGATAGGTTCTATACTTACAAAGAGATATCGTAATGACGCTGATTTAGATATCAATGTATTGTTTGATGTACCAGAAGATAAACAAGAAGATGAAAGATTAAGACTATCTAAACAGTTTTTATCTGCTAAGAATCCTGACAATATACAAGGTAAACTAATACCAGGTACAAAACATCCTATAAACTATTATTTTATTACAGACGAAAAAACTTATGATGACCAAAACAAAAAAGCAGATGCTGTATTTGATATTAAAGGTCAATCATTTGTAAAACGACCAGACGAATTTGATTTTAATCCTAACTTATATCTAAAAGACTTTCAAAAACAAGTTGATAAAATAGATATGTTAAAGGGTGAATTAAAAAGAGATATTATAGACTATGATGAATTAACAGAATTAAAACCTGGCGAGATTAAAAATTTAGAAAAAAGAATTAGTAATAAACTAAATGAAATAGAAAAAGATATACAAGACCTAACAGATATTGGTGATAAAGTTGATGTTGAAAGAAGAGCAGCGTTTGATACAGATATGACACCAGATGAAATCAAAACTTACAGTATCAAAAATAGATTACCTGCAAATGTAGTTTATAAAATGTTAGAGAAGTATCATTATCTTACATTCTTGAAAAAATGTAAAAAGATTTTAGATGATGATAAGGTAACAGATAGTGAAATAGACTCACTAAAAAGTGTTGATGACGCCCAAAGCGAAGCAAGGGTGGTCGGAGAGGCATTAGATAAAGGCGCCAAATTGATTTTTGCTTTTGGTAGGTTTAACCCTCCTACTACGGGTCATGCTAAACTGATGAAAGAGGTGATTACACAAGCTAGAAAGAACAACGCTAATCACATTGTTTATGCTAGTGCCTCAACCGACAAACGAAGTAATCCACTAGATGTAAATACAAAAGTTAAATTTATGAAAAAGATGTTTCCACAAAATAACATCAAGGCAGCTGGTGGAACACAAAGAACATTTATGGAGATACTTAAATTTTTTAATAAGATGTATGGTGAAGTAATTATGGTCGCAGGTAGTGATAGACTACGAGAGTTTCAAGCACTTGCTGATAAGTACAATGGTAGAGATTATGAATACAAAAAAATTACAGTAGTTTCTTCTGGCGAAAGGGATCCAGATGCCGAAGGCGTTTCAGGAATGTCAGCTTCTAAAATGAGAGAGATGGCAAAGAACAACGATTATAGAAACTTTAAATCAGGAGTTACTGGACTTTCAGATTCAGACACAAGAGAATTATTTAATGCTGTTAAAAAAGGCATGGGTATAAGCGAAGGTATAGAAAGTTTTACGAACTTTTTAAATAACGATTTAAGAGAAGAATATCATCAAGAAAGAATATTTAATGTTGGTGATATAATTGAACACATGGACGGTTCAATGGGTATGATTGTAAGACGAGGCTCAAATTATGTTTCATATGAGAGTGATGGTCTGATTAAGAAAGCATGGTTATATGATATACAATCATTAGAAGAAGAACCAAGAATACCTAGAAAGAAAGGTCAACCTGCAGGTTCAGATAAACACTCTGACTTATATACAGACGAAAATCCAAAAGGCACAATTCAAGGTCTTGGGTTTAAAGATGTTGCAACTGCAAAGGCAAGTATAAACAAGATTAAAAACTCTGGCAAGACTCATGCACATAAAATTCAAGCCGCTGTTGCAATGGAACAACGAGCAAAAGAAATGGGCAAGACTGCTGAGGCAACAGTATATCGTAAGTATATTGACGAGATGAAAAAGAAAACTAAAGAAATGCAAAAAGAAAGTGTATCGCAAAGAGAAGTAAATGATTTAGAAAAGTTTGCAGATAGAATACTCAAAAAATATGATGTTGATATAGAGTTTACAAAACATTTTGTAGATAGAATGAATGACCCTAGAAATAATCCAACAATTAAAGTATCTGAACTACAAAAGTTTTTTAAGAAAATACAAAGAAATAAAGCAACGAATATTATTAATAATCCTGACATAGAAGCTGTATTAAAAGATATGTCAACAAATTTAAATTTACCTGTTATCATTAAAAAGAAAGGTAACGAATTTGAAGTAACAAACAAAACTATTATGAGAAAACCTAATTTTAGTACAACAAGTAAAGTATTTAAGTATGAAAGTTATGAAATTGGCACAGATGATTATGTTCAACATACAATGAAGATGACCCCAGGTCAACCAATTCAGAATTTTAGAAAGATAACTGACAAAATAACTGATAAAGACTTGCAAAAATTTCAAAATGAAGGTGAAATAATAGATAAATATAAGAAAAGGTTTAAAGAGGACTGGAAAGTCGAACTTGACAAAGCAATTAAACGAATGAAGGAAGAACTATAATGTATAAAACAATTAAAAGTATGACACAAGCTCTTGCAGAAGCCCGAGCATATAGGGATCCTGTCATTGAAGATAACAAACTAGAATCAGCTGCTTCTGATAAAAAAATAAAAATTAAAAAAACA